GAGGCAAGGAGAAGTTAATACACTTCGGAGCTAAGGGCTACGGTCACAACTACTCTGCTGCTGCACGCAAGTCTTTCAAGGCACGACACAAGAGTGGTACTGCTAAGTCAAAGCTAACGGCAAGGTATTGGTCGTGTAAAAAACTATGGGCAGGTGCAGGAGGTTCAACCAAGTCAAGTCCTAAAAATAGGAAAGGAAAATATTAGTATCTTTGTAAAGTAAAAGAAATAAGTTATGAGAGATTTAGGCACACCATTAGCCCCTACATTTGGAGGAGGAAAAAAGCTTTTAAAAAAGTCAGGTAAGAAATACTATAAGTCTATGGTTGCAGTTGATGAGGGTAGATTTAAGAAGGAGCAGAAGCTGCGGAAGAAAGCTTTCAAGCTTGAAGAAAGGGGTGCTAAAAAGCAATTAAAAGCAAATAAGTAATGGGGAAGTTATTGGTAAGTTTAGGGCTGTGGATGCAGAGCTTAAAGGTGAAGATGAAATGTAAGTGGAACACTATGATGTCTAAGCTTATGTTCAAGATGAACGGAGAGTGCCCTGATAATTTTTTATGTATCTGTAAGAAGAGCAAATGAATATAAAAGATAAATCAAGAGGCTTTGGTGACACGGTTGCCAAGGTAACAAAATTAACGGGTATCAAGTCTGTAGTAGACACGGTCAGTAAAAAGATGGGTAAGGACTGTGGATGTAATAAAAGGCGTGATACTTTAAACAGAATAATACCCTACAAATAGAAATTATGAAACAAGGATATAACCAAAAATATGGAAGAAGTATTCCTGTAATTCCTTCAGACTATGCTATCCCTAACCCTGCTAACGTAGTTGGAACAGGAAGCACATCTGCAGTATCACCTAGCTTACTAATTGACACTGACGCTGACTTTATTAGACAGGGTGTTGAGGTTGGGGCAACAGTTTATAACATTAGCACGGGTTTAGGTGCTGCAGTTGTAGCCATTATTGGAGAATCAACGTTAGAGCTAAGTGACGATATATTTTTAGGAAGTTTAGAAACGTATGCAGTAGGAAACGTAATATCAGGTGTAGGTTGTGCTATATGGACAGGCACGGGTGGAAACATTGTAGGAACAACAATTGAGGGAGATTTTATTTCATTAACTAATGTACCTGCGGGGGTTATACTACCAATAATATTTAATACTATTAGTTCTAGTTCGGCAACTAGTATGGTTGCTCTTTTTGAATAAAAAAATGGGGCTACAGGATTTGAAAATATATGCTATAAATTCGGGGGTGCTTGCAGTATCATTTACTGATATTGAGATGTTGTTAAAGGTAGTGTTGCTAACCGCAACTATAATATACACGGTACAAAAGATTTACTTAAACGAAAAAAAGTAGTACATTAAGGTTATGATAACTGATGATGTAGAAAAGATAATAGTACACTGCTCCGCTACACGAGAGGGAGACGACTGTATAGACATACATGTCATCGACAAATGGCACAAGGCAAAAGGTTGGAGGGGATGTGGCTATCACTTTGTTATACTGATAGACGGAACGATTCAAGGAGGAAGAAGTATAAATGATTCAGGCGCACACACCAAGGGACTAAACTCTAAGTCTTGGGGCGTATGCTACATAGGCGGTGTTGAACAGGATGGTAAGACACCGAAGGACACTCGCACAGAAAAGCAGAAGGAGTCTTTACTAAGCCTACTAAGGTTTTTAAAGTTACTACAGCCTGACGCTACTATACACGGACACCGAGACTTTGCAGCCAAGGCGTGCCCTTGTTTTGATGCAACAGAAGAATACAGTAAGATATGATGGGAAAGGTAATGGAATGGTTTAGCGGTAGCCTTGTCAAGGATGTCCTTGGGGGGCTTGATGGTCTGATAACGTCTAAGGAAGAAAGGATGCAGGCTGAGATAGCATTGAAGCAGATATTTGCGACCAAGGAGCTTGAGCTTCAGAAGATGCAGTCTGATATAATAATAGCAGAGGCGAGTGGCAATTGGCTACAGAGAAGTTGGAGACCTATCCTTATGCTATCGTTTGGGTTCATTGTTATATACGTAAAGTTCCTTGGACCTTTATTTGGGTTAACCATACCACCATTAGAGGATGAGTTTTGGAATCTGTTGCAGCTAGGTATTGGAGGATATGTTATAGGTCGGACAGGAGAGAAGATGATGGACAGTTTCACTTCAGATAGGCGTAGAAGGAAAAATAGAAATTAATTACTTATCTTTGCCAATAAATTAAATCAAATGGCAAAGTTAAGTAAGGAAGAGTTAGAGAAGATTCATAAGTTGATGAGTGACTTTAATCAGTTAAAGATTCAGCTAGGTGACACGACTATAACTCAGCATAACCTTCTAGCGAAGGTAGATGAATTAAAGATTCAGTATGCTGAAGAAGAAAATTTATTGATTGAAAAATACGGACAAGACGCTGTCATTAATGTTCAGACGGGTGACGTTCAACAAAAAGAGAAGTAATGGGGAAGATAAGCACATACGCAACTACAACACCTGAATTGAATGACAAGCTAATAGGTAGTGATGCAAACTCAACTCCTAGTGATGCAACTAAGAATTTTACATTAAGTGAGACATTGGCTTTATTTAATGGTAATGCAGTTCCTGCTTCAGCTACATCTACAGGTACAAAGGGTCAGATAGCAGTAGATGCAACGCATTTATATATATGCACCGCAACCGATGTATGGAAAAGGGTAGCCATCTCTACATTCTAATATTATGGATATTCGTAAGATAAGTGTTGGACCTGACTACAAGTCGGGGGCTATGCACTACATAGTAGGACAGGAGATACTAAACGGTACGCATAGTATACACCTGATCATGTATGACTTAAATACTAAGTCTATAAAAATATGGATAGAGAGTAAAAAGGAAGAGGTCTTACTTTGGAAAGAGTTTACGGGCACAATGCCTATATCAATTGAATATAATATAAATTTTTAATGAAACATGCGTTCACCATTTTTTTTTATTGTAAAACCTGAGAACAACAGGCGATACGATAACACCAAGAATATATCAGGAGTTGAGGTAATAACAAGCACATCTGAGGAGGACGTAAGGTTTTCTAATAGAAGGGGCATTGTTCAGGAGTTACCGCTAGGGTACGATGGACCTATAAAGGTTGGAGACACGCTACTTGTACACCACAACGTTTTTAAGTTTTACAATGACATGAAGGGTCAAAGGAGAAGCGGTAGAAGTTTCTTTAAGGACGACTTGTTCTTCATAGAGCCTGACCAATTCTTTATGTACCACGACGGCAAAGATTGGAATGCCTATGACAGGTTTTGTTTTGTAGAGCCAATTGATGTAGAAAATTCTTATATTTACAAGAACATAAAGGAAGAGCCACTAATGGGTCTCATGCTTTACCCTAATGACTACTTAAAATCAAAGGGAGTAAAATCAGGAGACAAGGTTACATTCAAGCCTGAAAGCGAGTATGAGTTTTATGTTGACGATAAAAAAATGTACAGGATTTATGACCATCAAATCACAATGGTATTATGAGAAAATTTTTTAAATCATTAGCTATTTTACTTATAGCAAAGATTATTGTAGACATCGTACTGTTGTTGTTTATTATTAAGATTATATTATAGATGAATTCAAAGGAAGTTAAATTAAAAATAATTGAAGCAGGTCACAGGGCGGTAGAGCAGCTTATAAAGGTTGCCAAGGAGCAGATTATAAAGCACGACCCCGAGGATGACATATCGGCAGACAGGTTAAAGAATGCTGCCGCTACAAAGAAGTTAGCAATATTCGATGCGTTTGAAATCCTTAACAGGATTGATGCAGAGAAGGAGGCTATAGAGTCATTGAGTAGTGGACCAAGCAAGGTAGATACAAAACAAGGGTTTGCAGAAAGAAGGTCAAAATAATATATATAGGGTACTTGAAGAATATATACCCAAGAGTGTACTGTCCAACAAGAATAAAGCTAAGACTTGGAAGTATGGCTACAACGACACCTATGACCTTATTGTAATATCCAAGGACGGGACGTTGGGTGAGGTTATTGAAATTCAAAATTTAAGGATAGGACTACCACTAGCTCCTAAGAAGTGTTTCAAGAGACACGCTAGTAAGGAGAAGCAGTATTGGGAGAGGAAAGAACTTCCAAGGGAACTTACAAAGATACAATCTATTTTTCAATGGAATGACATGCCTAAGGAGTTTAAGAGCAGGTGGGTAGACTTAATTGAAAATGAGTTTGATTTTAGGGAGGATGGTTATTGGTTCATGAACAACGGTAAGCCTACGTACATGACAGGCTCTCACTACATGTACCTTCAGTGGGCATCTATAGATGTTGGATACCCTGACTTTAGGGAGGCTAACAGACTTCTGTATATATTTTGGGAGGCTTGCAAGGCAGACAAGAGGAGCTTTGGTATGGTATACTTAAAGATAAGGCGTTCAGGATTCTCCTTTATGTCATCGTCAGAGTGTGTAAGTACTGCCACACTAGCCAAGGATGCTAGGGTTGGTATACTATCCAAGACAGGTAGTGATGCCAAGAAGATGTTCACCGACAAGGTTGTGCCAATAAACAGCAGGTTACCATTCTTCTTCAAGCCTATTATGGATGGTATGGACAAGCCAAAGACTGAGTTAGCGTACCGTGTACCTGCCGCTAAGATTACGAAGAAGAATATGTTCGACTCTGACAGTGACACTATAGAGGGGTTAGATACTACTATAGATTGGAAGAATACAGACGACAACAGCTATGATGGTGAGAAGCTTCTATTGTTAGTACACGATGAGAGTGGGAAGTGGATAAAGCCAAACAACATTTTAAATAATTGGCGTGTAACTAAGACATGTCTTAGGTTGGGTAGCAAGGTTATAGGTAAGTGCATGATGGGTTCTACATCAAACGCTTTATCTAAGGGTGGAAGTAATTTCAAGAAACACTACGAGGACTCTAACGTACAGAAGAGGAGTGCCAATGGTCAAACAAGTAGTGGTCTGTATTCATTGTTTATACCCATGGAGTGGAACATGGAGGGGTTTATTGACAGGTATGGGATGCCTGTATTTAGGAATCCTAAAAAACCTTTGATGGGCGTAGACAACGAGCTTATTTATCAGGGGGCTATTGACTATTGGGAAGCCGAGGTAGACTCATTGAAGAATGATGCCGATGCATTAAATGAGTTCTATAGACAGTTTCCACGTACAGAGTCTCATGCATTTAGGGATGAGAGTAAGCAGTCTATATTTAACTTAACAAAGATATATCAGCAGATAGATTACAACGACTCATTAATACGTGAGCATCATGTAACACGTGGGTCTTTCAGTTGGAATAATGGGGTAAAGGACACGAAGGTTATATTCTCCCCCAACAAGAGTGGGAGGTTCTATGTCAGTTGGACTCCTAGTGATAAGATACACACTGCACCTATAAATAGGAATGGATTGAAGTACCCACCCAATGAGCACTTAGGTGCGTTTGGTTGTGACTCTTATGACATATCAGGGGTTGTTGGAGGTGGAGGTTCAAACGGAGCATTGCACGGACTAACCAAGTTTAACATGGACGATGCACCAAGCAATGAGTTCTTCTTGGAGTATATAGCCCGACCACAGACGGCAGAGATATTTTACGAAGACGTTCTTATGGCGTGTGTATTCTATGGTATGCCAATACTGATCGAGAACAACAAGCCTAGGCTGTTATACCATTTCAAGAACAGGGGTTACAGAGGCTACTGCACAAACAGACCTGACAAGCATTACAATAAGCTATCCAAGACTGAAAGGGAATTGGGTGGAATACCAAACACAAGTGAAGACGTTAAGCAGGCACACGCATCAGCTATAGAGTCTTACATTGAGAAGTATGTTGGGGTAGACTTAGAGGGTTCGTACAGACCATCTGATGAGTTTGGCTCTATGATTTTTACAAGGACCTTAGAGGATTGGGCAAAGTTTGATATAACCAACAGGACTAAGTTTGATGCATCAATAAGTTCAGGTTTGGCTATCATGGCTTGCCAAAAACACCTATATCAGCCTGAGAGAAAACAATCAAAAATAAACATTAACTTTGCAAGATATAATAACAAGGGAACAACAAGTCAAATTATTACATGAAGGATGTCAAAATAAACATTTCATCGACAGGGTTTCCTAGTCAATTTGTTTCAGATTCTGAAAAGGCAACGGATGCTTTCGGTTTACAAATCGGGCAAGCTATTCAGTATGAGTGGTTCAAGAAAGACGGGAATCAGTGTAGGTTTTATGACCAATGGAGAAACTTCCATAGGTTAAGGTTATATGCTCGTGGAGAGCAGCCGGTTGGAAAGTATAAGAATGAGCTGGCTATTAATGGCGACTTGTCTTACTTAAACTTAGATTGGACACCCGTTCCAATAATGCCTAAGTTTGTTGACATCGTAGTTAACGGAATGTCTGACAGGCTGTTCAAGGTTAAGGCATACGCTCAGGATGCAATGTCTCAATCAAAGAGAAGCAAGTATCAGAATATGATAGAGGGGCAGATGGCTGCCAAGCCTTTGTTGAACATTATACAGGAGAAGGCGGGAGTAAATCCGTTTACGGTAAACCCTGACGACCTTCCTGCTAATGATGAGGAGTTGGCTTTATATATGCAGCTTAACTATAAGCCTGCTATAGAGATAGCTGAAGAGGAGGCTATCAATACAATGCTTGAGGAAAACAAGTACATTGACATACGTAAGAGGCTTGACTATGACCTAACCGTGTTAGGAATATCTACAGCCAAGCATGAGTTCCTTCCAGGATCAGGTGTAGAGGTTAAGTATGTAGACCCCGCTAATGTTATTTACAGCTACACAGAAGACCCTCACTTCAAAGACTGTTTCTATTGGGGTGAAGTTAAAACAGTTCCTATAACTGAGTTATTAAAGATTGACCCTAAACTTACCAAGGAAGACCTAGAAGAGATTTCTAAAAGTGGGCAGAGTTGGTATGACTACTATAACACAGCTCAGTATTATGATAACGATATTTTCTATAGAGATACTGTGACGCTAATGTACTTCAACTACAAGACCACTAAGAAGATGGTCTACAAGAAGAAAGTAAACGAAGAGACAGGTAGTACTAAAGTGATTGAGAAGGATGACCAATTCAACCCACCACAAGAAATGATGGACGAGGGGAACTTTGAAAAGCTTTCCAAAACAATTGACGTGTGGTACGATGGGGTAATGGTCATGGGCACTAACTACATACTAAAGTGGAATCTTGCTGAGAATATGGTTAGACCTAAGTCATCAAGTCAGCACGCACTTCCAAACTATGTGGCAGTTGCCCCAAGGATGTATAAGGGAGTTATCGAGTCATTGGTTAGGAGAATGATTCCATTCGCTGACTTGATTCAGATTACACACTTAAAACTACAGCAGGTTATATCCAAGGTTGTTCCCGACGGAGTATTTATAGATGCAGACGGTTTAAACGAGGTTGACCTTGGTACAGGTAACGCATATAACCCTGAGGATGCATTAAGGCTATACTTCCAAACGGGTAGTGTTATAGGCAGGTCATACACTCAGGACGGTGAGTATAATAACGCACGAGTTCCTATACAGCAGTTAACGTCAAATTCGGGTGCGTCTAAGACGCAAATGCTTATAGGCAACTATAACCATTACATGAACATGTTACGCTCTGTAACAGGCTTAAATGAGGCGAGAGACGGAAGTATGCCTGATCCTAACTCATTGGTTGGAGTTCAAAAGCTTGCTGCGTTGAATTCAAACACAGCCACACGTCATATACTTAATGGAAGCCTATATATGTTCAGGACAATATCTGAGGCTTTAACCTATAGGATTGCTGATGTATTAGAGTACTCTGATTTTAAGGACGACTTTATAAATAAGATTGGCAAGTATAACGTGTCAATACTTAACGACATCAAAGACCTTTATATATATGACTTCGGTATATTTATTGAGGTAGCACCGGACGAGGAAGAGAAGGCGCAGCTTGAACAGAATATTCAAATGGCTCTTTCAAAGGGAGACATTAACTTGGAGGATGCTATAGACATCAGGGAGTTGAAGAATATAAAACTAGCGAACCAACTACTAAAAGTTAAGCGTAAGTCTAAGCAAGACCGAGAGGAGAAGATGGCTATGCAGTCACAGCAGATGCAAGCACAGCAACAGATGCAGTCCCAACAGATGGCTGCACAGGCTGCTATGCAAAAGCTTCAGATGGAGTCACAGGCTCAGATGCAAATTAATCAGGCTGAACTACAGTCTAAGTTGAATCTAAGGGAGCAAGAAGCTCAATTGAAGTTGATGCTTATGGAGAGAGAGTTTGAGATGAACCTTCAGTTGAGGGGGATGGAATCTTCTCAGTTAGCAAATCGTGAGCAAAGCAGGGAGGATGCTAAGTCTAAAAGAATAAGTCAGCAGAACACTGAGCAGAGTAAGCTAATAAACCAACGGAAGAATAACCTTCCGCCAATGAACTTTGAGTCTAATGAGGATAGTTTGGATGGGTTTGACCTAGCTGAGTTCGCTCCACGATAGTCTTAAAATCTATAAATAATTTTTATTAATTTTGTAAATCAAATATAATCACATGGAATTTAAAGTAAAAGCCATTGACGGCATCGAGCAGAAGTCTGTTCAAGAAGTAGAAAGCGAACTATTAAAATCGCACGAAGAAAATTTTAATGAAGAGGTTGACACTGCGGTTACTGAGGAAGTAGAAAGTGTAGAGTCAAACACTGAGATTCCTGAGTTACAGGAGGAGGACGTTCTTTCATTTATTAAGAATAAGTATGATAAGGAGATTACATCTGTTGAGGATTTGTTTCAAGCTCGTGAAGAGAGTGAACCACTTCCTGAAGATGTTGCTACTTATTTAAAATATAGGAAGGATACAGGTAGAGGCTTTGAAGACTTCTCTAAGTTAAATAGAGACGTTGACAAAATTGACCCTGATAGACTTCTTAAAGATTATCTAACCGCTACTGAGAAGGGTCTTGACGAAGAGGACATAGACGCATTGATGGAGGACTACTCCTTCGATGAGGACTTTGATGACGAGACTACTATCAAGAAGGTTAGGTTACAAAAAAAGAAAGCAATTGCTAAAGCCAAAGACTACTTTGAGTCTGAGAAAGAAAAGTACAGGATTCCTCTTGAGTCAAGTGGGAGTTCTATTTCAGAGGATGACAAAAAAGCGTTAGAGGATTATAAGCAGTATGTTCAACAGGCGACAACCTACGAGGAAGAAGCAAAGCGTAAGTCAGAGTGGTTTATGCAAAAGACAGACGAAGTGTTCGGAGGGGAGTTCAAAGGTTTTGAGTTCTCTATTGATGGAGATAAGAAAGTCGTTTACGCTCCCGGTGATTCGAGTGAACTATTAAGTAGTCAGAAAAATCCATCAACTTTTATTCAAAAGTTTTTAGATGACGATGGACTATTAAAAGATGCAGTTGGATACCATAGGTCATTAGCCATCGCAATGAATCCTGAGAAGTTTGCTAAGTTCTTTTATGAGCAAGGCAAGTCGGTTGCTACCGAGGATGTTATACGTAAGACTAAAAACATAAACATGTCTACACGTACTGCACCTGAGGTGACAAACAAGGGAGGAGTTCAAGTTAAAGCCGTAAACCCTTCATCGGGCAGAGGCTTGAAAATAAAAAGTAGAAAGTAAAAAATTAAAAAACTAAAAAATTAGAAAAAATGGCAGGACAAGTTAATCCTACTCCGGGGTTTGCACTACAACCAAGTGCAGAACAAGTACCCTTAGCGAGTAATTATATTACGAATTTCGATTTCTTAAATCAGTATCTTCCGGATACATATGAGAAAGAATTTGAAAGATACGGCAATCGTACAATCTCATCATTCCTAAGAATGGTAGGGGCGGAAATGCCGTCAAACTCAGACCTTATTAAATGGGCTGAACAAGGACGACTACATACTAAGTATGTAAATTGTAGTACTACAGCTATTGCAGGTGCTGACATAGCCACTATTACTGTGGCGGATGCAGGAGTTACAAGCATTGTAGTACGTGTAGGTCAGACGGTTATGATTTCTGACAACGCAGGTACAGGTTCAAACAAAGCTATCGTAACAGCGGTTGATACTGCTGCAGGTACTTTTGCTGTGGCTTACTATGAGGTAGGCGGACAAGTTCCTGCTGCGGCTCAAACATTAAGCGTATTCATCTACGGTTCTGAGTTTGGAAAAGGAACTGAAGGAATGCAAGGTTCTTTAGAGTCTGAAGATTCTATCTTTCAGAACAATCCAATTATCATTAAAGATAAGTACGCAGTATCAGGTTCTGATATGGCTCAGATTGGATGGGTTGAAGTAACAACAGAGAATGGTGCAAGTGGATACCTTTGGTATTTGAAGTCTGAGCACGAAACAAGATTACGTTTTGACGACCATCTTGAGACTGCAATGATTGAGGCAGTACCTGCTGAGATTGTTGGTGGTGTATCTTCAGGTGCAGCAGCGGCAGGTTACAACGGTTCTGAAGGTGTATTCTTTGTAGTAGAAAACAGAGGAAACGTATGGGGCGGTGGATTCCCTGAAACTCTTGCTGAGTTTGATACGATTGTTTCTCGACTAGACAGACAAGGTTCTATCGAAGAAAACGTAATCTTTGTAGATAGAGAGTTTTCTTTCGGTATTGACGATATGTTGGCTGCTCAAAACAACAATGCTGCAGGTGGTACTTCTTATGGATTGTTTGACAACGACAAAGACATGGCGTTAAACTTAGGATTCACAGGATTCCGAAGAGGTTATGACTTCTATAAGTCTGATTGGAAATACTTAAACGATGTAACTATGCGTGGCGATATGTCAGGTGCAGCAGGTTCAGGTAGAGTTAATGGACTCTTAGTACCTGCAGGTTCAACGTCTGTGTATGACCAAATTATGGGAAAGAATGCTAAACGTCCTTTCTTACACGTTCGTTACAGAGCTTCAGAAACTGAAGATAGACGTTACAAAACGTGGATTACAGGTTCAGCAGGTGGTGCTATGACAAGCTCTCTTGATGCAATGGAAGTACACTTCCTTTCAGAAAGAGCTGTATGTACACTAGGTGCTAACAACTTCTTCTTATTCTCTGAGTAAGATGTATTTTAATAGGAGTGTGTCTTTAGGGGCACACTCTTTTTTTTAAATCTAATAATATCTAATTATGAAAAAGACAATAACAATGGTAGACAAGGTCTACAAACTAACAAGGAATGCAGCACCTTTATCTTACACGCTGCCAACAAGAAATTCAAGAAGATTTCCTTTAATGTACTTTGATGAAAGTCAAAATGTAAATCGTGCATTACGTTATGCTAGAAATCAAAAGAGTCCCTTCGAGGATGAGCAGGATGGGAATGCTATCCTAGACCCCGTTATTTTTATTGATGGCATGCTAAGGGTTGAAAGAACAAACCCTGTACTACAAGAATTTTTACACTACCACCCTTTCAATGGTAGAAAGTTTGTTGAGGTAAACAAGGAGCAGGACGCTACAAAAGATATTGACAACTTAAATGAAGAGGTTGACGCACTAATAGCGGCAAGAGGTCTTGAGATTGATATGCTTGAAAGTATTTCTAGAGTTCTATTTGGAACGGATGTATCAAAGGTTTCAACAGCAGAGTTGAAGAGAGATGTGTTGGTTTTTGCTAGAACAGAACCTAGAGAGTTTCTTAACGTACTCAATGACCCTATGTTAAAGCTTCAGGCTAAGATACATTTATTCTTTGAAGAAGGATTGCTTTCGTTAAGGAAGAATAGAAAAGAGGTTTGGTTTAGTACTAAGTCCAACAAGAAGAGAATGCTTGTCGTACCTTACGGAGAAGACCCGTACTTTATGGTGGCATCATTCTTTACAAGCGATGATGGTATTGAGTCATTAAAAATGCTTGAGAGTATACTAGAGGGATAATGTTAAGTATAAGTTTACAAGGAAGGGTGTCTGTTTTCAGACACCCTTTTTTTTTGTATCTTTGTCTTTTATTAAAACTTAAACTTTTTTTTATTATGAGTAAATTTTTATCATTTGAAACTACAAATAACGGCACGGTATTATTCCCTATTGTTGACGGGTGCTTTATGAATATTAGTAGCCCTGAGGCTTTAGCTATTACCAACGGGATAATTACTGTTTTTTTTGAGGGCACAAATATGTCTCAATCTCTTATTGACAGCATTAATAATGCACAGGT